CGGATATTACCGCGCAGGATATACGCACAAACGGTGGGAGAGCTTCCACGATGAAAAGGTGAGAAAAACCCACCAAAAAGCAGACGGACAAATTAAGCCGCTTGCAGAGCCGTTTGAGGTTGGAAACAGCCTGCTGATGTTCCCTCACGATACCTCGCTCGGAGCGACGGCAGATGAAACGGTCAACTGTAGGTGCGTTATGAAACCGATTAAATGATAAGGAGAAAAGCATGACGAAAGAAGAGATCTTGAAGCTGATACCGAATGCAACACCCGAACAGATTGTTGCAATTCAGAATTCAGTCGACACGGAAGTCGCAGTCGCGAAAAAGAATGCGCTTTCGGAAGACGAACTGAAAGAGCTTCGCGACAAGGCACAGAAGTTTGACGCCGCGGAAGCCGAAAAGCTTACAAACGAAGAAAAGCTACAGAAGCTGCTTAACGAAGCCGCTAAGAGCAAGACCGAAAATGCAAAGCTACTTAACCGCACAAAAGCCGTTTCGGAGCTTGCGGCGGCAGGGCTTACCGAGGACGATTATAAGGACCTGATCGACGGCATTGTTTCCGATGACGAAGAAAAGACCGTAAACATGGCAAAGAGCATGGCGGCACTTATCTCGAAGAAAAAATCGGACTACGAAGCCGACGTAAAAGACAAGCAACTCAGAGAATTTCAAAAGCCGTCGGGCGGCAATTCCGCAGGAAACGGCGAACAGAAAACGGAAGCTGAAACGCTTGCGGAAAGCATTGCAAAGTCACAGTCAGGCGCGATGAAATCCGCAAACGAAGCGAGAAAATTCTATACGGGAGGTAATTAACGATGGCAATGAAAATGACAACCACGACCGTCGCAGGCGATATCGGTATTCTGAAATACAACGATTTCAAGGCTACGGCGGTGACAGTAACGTCTAGCGGCGTTACAGCAGACGATGCAGGCAAAAAGATTGTAAAGGCAGGAACACCAGTTCCGAGCAAATCTGCGCCTGTAGGACTGTTGCTTCACACAGTCGACGTAACAGACGGCGATGTGACGGAAGCGGCGATTTACGAGGGTTCTGTTGACAATAAGAAACTTACCGCACTTGGTGTGACGGTTTCCGATGCGGTCAAGGCAAAACTCCCGAGAATCACATTTTTTGACTGATTGGAGGTAAACAGTAATGGTACTTGACAAGATTTTTACCGCAAAAGCAGTTGCGGCATATTGGAACAGCGTTCTTGCAGATCAGAACGTTGCGCCGTATTTTGGCGAATCCGTTTTCCCTGCAAGAAAGAAGCTCGGACTTGACCTTAAATTCATCAAAGGTAAGAGCGGACTTCCCGTTTCGCTGAAGCCCTCGGCTTTCGACGCGCAGGCTGAACTTCGCGACAGAATCGGTGTAACGGCAATTCAGACCGAAATGCCGTTCTTCCGCGAGGGATTTAAGATTGACGAGCGCGACCGTCAGGAAATTCTCCGCGTGCAGGATTCAAACGACCCCTACGCGCAGGTAGTTCTTACAAACATCTACAACGACGCTAAGAATCTTATCGACGGTGCAAACGTAGTCCCCGAGAGAATGAGAATGCAGCTTCTCTCCCCTGCCGACGGTTCGCCTAAGATTCTTATTTCGAGTGGCAATGTCGCTTACGAATACAATTTCGATGTCGACGGAAGCTTCGCAAAGAACAACTTCAAGGCGCTTACGGGCAATAACGCATGGACGGATTACGACAACTCCGACCCTATCTCCGTGATTGAGGACGCGCAGGATTACATCGAGGAAACAACCGGCGAAAGACCTACGGTTCTTCTTCTCAACAAGAAGACTATGAAAGATCTCGTTAATAACAAGAAGCTCCAGTCCTACTGCCTTGCAAAGGCGGCGGCTAACGGCGGCGTTGTAAGAATGACAACTCAGCTTGTAAAGGATTATCTGCGTGAAGAGCTTAACCTCGAAGCAGTTGTTTACAACAAGATGTTCAACGACGAGAGCGGCACAGCACAGAAGTTCTATCCCGACAACATGGCTACACTTCTTCCCTCTTCGCCGATCGGCAACACATATTACGGCACAACACCCGAGGAAGCAGACCTCGCAAGCACATCAGGCGCAAACGTGGCTATTGTTAACACAGGTGTAGCGGTTACGGTTATCACCAAGAACGAGATCCCCGTAAACACAGCTACATACGCTTCCGAAGTTACACTGCCGTCGTTTGAGGGCATGGATAAGGTGTTTGTTATTTCTACAGCTCCTGCAACCGTGTCTGCGGCTGCAACAACGAGTTCGGACGAAAAATCTGAAAAGTAAGTAAAAACGATAAGGAGGTCTTGTCATGGATAACTTAGAGCGATTGAAAATCAGAATCCCGGAAGAAAAAAACGACATGATTCTACTGGATTATTTGGAAACCGCAAAAAACATAATCATGGCAAGACGTTTTCCTTACGGCACAACGCTTGAAGACGTTGAGCCAAGATATGTTGACTTACAGTTGCGCATTGCTGTCGAGCTGTACGAAAAGCAGGGCGCAGAGGGCGAAACCTCGCACAGCGAAAACGGAATATCGCGCACATACGAAAGCGCAGGTGTTTCAAGCAGTCTGCTTAACGAAATAACCCCGATGTGTGGTGTCCCCGAATGAGAAGTTTGAAAAGGAATCAGCAGCGGATTTATTATTCAAATCTGCTGAAAACGGAAGCGGCAAAGGACGAATACGGACATTTCACCGGTGAAAACGTCCCGGTTTACGACGAAAAAAAACCACTTGATATTTATGTTTCTGCTAATACCGGCGATATTTCAATGGAGATGTTTGGGAATTTATCCGATTACGACCGCGTGATGAGTATTTCGGGAACAAACTGCCCGATAGACGAAAACAGTCTGCTGTGGATTGGTGTTTCTCCCGAAGAGCCGCACAATTTCATTGTAAAGCGGAAATCGGTATCTCTCAACGAAACGGTTTATGCGATTGCGCAGGTGACGGTAAAGTGAAAAAAATTAAAATTTCTTTGAGTACAAACAGCATTCAGAATGCAAAAAAAGAGTTGCAGGCTTACAAGCAGGAAATCCGTGAAAAAGCTCAGGAAATCGTTTTGGAACTTACCATACTTGGAGCAGAAGTGTGCAAGGCTACGATAGTCGAGATGAACATTCCCGACACGGGGCATTTACTTGGCAGTGTCGCAAGCTTTTACAATGCAGGAACAATGGAGGGATTTATCCGTGTTTCGTGCGATTATGCCGTGTTCGTTGAGTTTGGCACTGGCACAAAGGGCATAGGCACTCCGTATATAGGCGAAGCAATGTCGAAAGTCGGCTATAAGTACATGGGCGGCACGACGTATGTAACACTGTCTGACGGACGTATAGGCTGGTATTATCCTGCCGATGACGGCACATGGAAATTTACCGAGGGCTTGCCGTCAAGACCGTTTATGTACACAACAGCACAAGAAATGCGGCAAAATCTTGATTCAATCGTTCGGGAGGTTTTCGGGAAATGATTGATTTTGAAAATCAAGTCGTTGACATGGCGGCGAAACCGCTGTACGAAAAGTACGGCGATAACGGGATATTCGTCACAAGCGAACCCGTAAGCACCGTTCAGAATCTGTTTCCTGCCGTGAGCATTATCCAAATGGACAATGCCGTGCTTATGCGCACGCGGTCAATGGACAGCGTTGAAAACCATGCGACGGTAATGTATGAAGTCGACGTTTACAGCAATTTAACGCAGGGAAAAAAGCGGCAGGCAAAGGAAATTGCGGCGATTATCAGCGACGTATTCACGGAGCATAATTTCACGCGGACGTTTTGCCAACCGCTTGACAACCTCGCGGATTCAAAAATTTACAGAATAAAAATGAGATTCAAAGCCGTCATGGACAAAGACGGTTGGATTTTTACAACCTAAAAGGAGGTAATCCGAAATGTCGGAAGCAATTAACCTTAGCACCCTAGGCGTGCGTGTGGCTTGGGGAGTTGAAACAACAGCAGGCACAATGCCCACAACAGGGCTTAAATATCTGCCGTCGATTACATCAACACCTGAGATGAACCCCTCACCTGAAACAATCGATGTAACAGACCTTGCACAGACCGAATACAAACAGTATGTCGCAGGACTTAAAGACCTTGGCGGCGCAATCCAGTTCGGCGCAAACCTCACACAGCTTCTTATTGATGTGTGGGACAATCAGGTAATGTCTGAATACAAGACCGCAAATGCGGACGGCAAGCGTATTTGGTTCTACATAATTCACCCTCAGCTTACAAAGGCTATGGCTTTTGCGTGTGAGCCATCTTCTCAGGGACTTCCTGCAATCGAAGTAAACGGCGCGCTTACGACCAATGTAAACGTTACACCTCAGAATCAGCCTAGATGGGTAGACAAGCCCACAAACATTTCAGAACCGTCTACTGACGAGGATTAAAGGAGTAATTTATCATGGCAGATACTATTAAATTTTCTTACAAGGGCAAGGATTACGTTCTTGAATTCACAAGAAAGTCTATCAAGCAGATGGAGCGCAACGGATTCAGATTCAACGATGAAGCAATTGCACAGCCCGTTACTTTCTCGGAAGAGCTGTTTTACGGCGCTTTTCTTGCCAATCATAAGAACGTTATGAGAAAGACCGCCGACGAGATTTACGAGCAGATTGCCGACAAGGGCGGACTGCGTGAAAGACTTATGGAAATGTATTCAAACACCATGACTGCGCTGTTCGGAGAAAGTGACGACGAGGAAACAGAGGAAAACGAAAATTTTATTCACTGGGAGTAAAAAAGCAACCTGATTACGAAACATACACCGAAATTTTTGAGGAAGTTTTCCCCTATTACTTGTCTATCGGTATGTCATACGAAGAGTTTTGGGAGGGAGATTTATCCCTCCCAAAATTTTATCGTGAAGCAGAAAAAATCCGCGCAAAGCGCGAACGTGATGAAACAAATTTCAAGTGTTGGCTGCAAGGTCTTTATAATCACGAAGCTTTCAGTTGCACTATAGCAAACGCGTTCAGAAAGAAAAATGCGCAGAGCGTGAAGTATATGGAGAAGCCGATTGAGTTTGCAGATAAAGAAAAAGAAGAAGACCCGATAGAAGTTGAAAAGCGCAAGGAAAACGAAGCCTTAAAATTCCAGGTGCAAATGAATAATTTGGCAAAAATGTTTGACTATCTCCCAAAAGATTAAAGGCAGGTGAACCCGAATGGCAAACGAAATAAATATTGACGAGCTGCAAATCGAGATAGCCGCAACGTCTGACAAAGCAGAGAAAAGCATTGATAAGCTTATCACTGTGCTTGATAATTTGCAAACGGCAACTCAGCGTTGCACAGGTTTGGCAAAGCTCAAAAATCAAATGGAAAAGCTTGCCGAAGCCAGTGAAAAAATAAACAAGATAAATTTCGGCTCGGGGAAGATTCAGTCGTTTGTAAACGAAGTCAATAAACTAAGCGAAATTCAGACCCCGAATCTTACAAAACTTCAAAATTCAATTGAAAAACTGGCAGGCATAAACGAAACACTAAGCGGAATTTCGTTCGGCAGCGGCAATATTCAAGGGCTTGTAACGTCGCTTGAATCGCTGAACACTCTTGCTGTACCCGACGTTGGTTCGCTTGCAAATCAGCTTGCAAAGCTTAGGACGGCGGCAGACAGCTTAAACGCTATGCCCGATATCTCGGACAATGTATCGCAGTTTACAAGCGCGATACAGCCGCTCACGTCAGTAGGCTCGATAAATATAACGTCGTTCGTTACATCGCTTAAAAAACTCCCCGAAATTGCAACCGAGCTTAACAGCATGAACTTTAATTCATTCGCGGCAGATTTAAGCAAAGTAACGGCAGCGGTAACTCCGCTTTCAAGCGCAATGAAAACGCTTGCTTCAAGCTATTCGGCTCTGCCTGCGAACATTCAAAAGGTTATCAGCAATAATACACAGCTTGTAACCTCAAATACAAAGGTGGAAAAGTCGGAAACAAGTTTAAGCACTGTTCTCACATCGACAAAGGCGAAAGTGCTTGCACTTGCCTTTGCGTTTACGAGGATTTATTCAGTGCTTGAAGATTGCCTTGAAAGCAGTAACCAATACGTTGAAAACCTCAATCTGTTTACCGTCGCAATGGGCGATAACGCAGATGAAGCGCTAGATTATGCCGAAACGGTAAACAGCGCGCTCGGAATCGACACGTCGGAATGGATTAAAAACCAAGGTGTTTTCAAGCAGATAACGACAGGTTTCGGAGTGGTGGAAGACAAGGCAAACACGATGAGTAAAAACCTTACTCAGCTTGGCTATGATATTTCGTCGTTCTTCAATATCGACACTTCGGAAGCTATGACTAAATTGCAGTCGGGTATTTCGGGCGAGCTTGAGCCTTTAAGACGTTTGGGCTATGCGCTTGACGCGGCTACTTTACAGCAGATAGCTTACAACCACGGCATTAAGCAGAACATAAATAACATGACGCAGGCGCAGAAATCGCAGTTGCGGTATGTTGCGATTATGGAGCAGTCAGAAAACGCTATGGGCGACATGGCGCGAACAATTATTACCCCTGCAAACTCTATGCGAATTTTATCGCAGCAGTTCAGTCAGTTGAAGCGTGCAATAGGTAATGTTGTAAGCGTTTTTGCTACGAAGTTAATTCCTTATGTGCAGGTTGCGATAAGACTGCTTACAGAACTGGCAAACACGCTTGCTGAAAAGTGGGGCTTTGAACTGCCGTCAATTGACTACGATTCTGACGGTTTAAGCACGGCTACGGACGAAATGGAAGATTATTCGGACGCGGCAGACGACGCAGCAGACGCGGTTGCGGAAACCGTGAAGCAGGTACAACGGCTTGCAGGCTTTGACGAGCTGAACATCTTAAATCCCGACACAACGAGCGACAGCGGCGGCACAACGACAGATGACACTAGCGTGGACACATCTGACTGGGATTTGGATTTGCCCGAATATGATTTCTTGGCAGGGCTTGACGAACAGACTGACGCGCTTTATCTGAAAGCAAAGAAAAAGCTTGACGATTTCGTGAAGTATTTCAAAGAAAAGAAAAAGGAAATTGAAAAGAAAATCGGAATCGTAATTGACATAAAAGAAACGATAAAAAAAGTAATTGGCAAGCTCAAAGATTTATACAACTGGGTTAAAAACAACCGAGATTTGGTTAAAAAGTTTGCTGTGGTTTTGGCGGCTGCGTGGGGAGTTTCAAAAATAGTAAAGTTTATTGATAAGCTGAAAGCCCTCAACAAAGTTATCGGCGATTTTGCAATAGCGAAATGGCTGACAAAGCCGTTTAAAGAATTTCTTACGACATTTAAAGGAGATGAAGCAACGAAAGGTGCTAGCTTCTTTACAAAGCTGAAAGACGGAGTAAAAGCCTTTAAAGCCTCTCTCACTCCCCTGCAAACTATCCTCGGAACTATTGTCGGAATATTAGCGTCGGCGGCAGGAAGCTATAACCTATTCAGCAATCTGACAGCAGGCACGCTGACATTGAAAAAAGGGCTTGCAGATGTGGCACTGATTGTCGCAGGACTTGGTGTGTCGTGGCTTTTCGGCGGTGCTGTAGGTTTAGGAATTGCCGCTGTTACGACGGCAGTAGCGGCTTTAGCAGGTGTGCTTAACGCAGTAAGAAGCAATGCCAACGACACTTTGGACGCACTGCTTGATTCAGAGTGGCAAACAGCAGGAACAAACATTACCGATTACGCGCAGGGCATTTCGGACACGCTTTCAGAGCTGACAGCCCCTGAATCTGCATTCAACAGCGCAACCGAAGCGCTCGGAGATATTAAAGATACCGCACAGGAAGCAAGCGACAAGATAGGCGATTTGCTTGACGGACTTTCTCCCGAAAACTGGGACACAGAAGCAATGACGGAGGTTCAGGACGCATATGCGGATTTGGCAAAAAATACAAAATCATATGCAGATACGGCAATTTCCGACTTGCAGAATTACATTAGCGCAAATGCAGGATTTATCGAAGCAGTTGGCGGAGATGTAGACGCTCTTAACGAAAAGCTCGCAAACGCAAAAGATACTACAGACGAAAAAATCGAAGAAATTTCCGCGAAAATTGCTGAAATCACGTCAAAATCAAACATATCCGATGACGATATAACCGAACTGAAAGACTTGTATGAGCAATTGTCAATCCTTTCGGGTGTTGACACTGGTCCGACTGCTTCAAGTTTGGACGCATTAAGCGGCGAAATCGAAACGCTGTCGAATACAGATATAAACCTTGAAAATCTTGACACAACACAAACTGCAATCGGAAATATCGCAAGCAGCTTGGTGTCTGCGCAGGACGAACTTAACACTGCAAAGCAAAATATAGACGACAGAATTACCTACTTAAAAACAGCAGGAATATTGTCCGAAGAAGACGCTGACAACCTTAAAGATACGCTGACAGCAGCGTTTGACCTAAAGCAGGAAGACATTAACAAAGTTGCAGAGGGTTTAGAGCCAATAAAAGACGCTTTAAGCGACGTTGTCGACCAAGGACTTACGGATATCGAAAACGGCTATCTTGAAAACTTTGGGGATTTCTTTGCTGACGAACTGTTTAACACAGACCGCTCCGAAGAAGAAATAAAGAAGCAACAGCAGGATTGGCTTAATTCAGTAGGACTGGGCGGCGGTGCTGATAACTTTATCAAAAAGGCAATGCTTGAAAGCGGAATGTCGCTTTCGGATTACGAAACGATATTTAACACCGACGCTGCCAAAGAAGCAGTTGACACTGTAACCGGCTATTTTGGAGAGCAGATTAAACCTATAACACCCGAAGACTTGGTAGACACTGACAAATTTAGCGAAATATTTTCCGATGAAGCAATCGCCAAGATTAAGGAAAATGCAGAAGAAGCCGCCGGAAAAGTTGCGAGAAGTTATGTTACCGGATTAAAAACTAATCTTGGAACAGATCAGTCCACGGCAATTTCGGACGGACTTTCGGATATTAAAACCGACAAAAAAGTAACCTCTTCCGCAAAAAGTTCAGGAAATTCAGTTGCAAGAAATTATGTTACAGGCTTCAAAAACGGACTTAGCGACAAGGAGAAAGACGTTACTTCAAAAGTAACAGATTTTGGAACTAAGCAGAACAACGCGTTGAAATTAGCTCTCGGCGAACATTCGCCGTCAACAATCACCTACGGATATGCAGGAAACTACATTCAGGGCTTTGTAAACGGAATGCTAGACAAAGCTTCTCTTGCGACAAGCACTGTTCAGACCCTTGCAGACGATATAAACGCGAAATTCGGGGCAATCGACCTTACAGACACTGGTGAAACAATCGGTGAATCTCTTGCGGACGGATTCAAGAGCGGAGCGGAAAAGTTCGTTGACGTGTGCAACACTACGCTTAACAGATTTGAATCGTTTGAACTGGAGATAATGAACGCATATAACGACGCTGTCCCGACATTCCAACAGATAGCGACGGCAATGGGTTCGATAGCGAGCAGCACTATAAGCAATATCGGCTATGTAAGCTATTCAACACAGGGCAGACATATCGCAGGATTTTCTACTGGCGGAATGCCGCGCCGTGCAGATTTGTTCTTCGCAAACGAGGACGGAAAACCCGAACTTGTCGGCAGAATCGGCAGTCAGACGGCAGTTGCAAACACAGACCAAATCACTGTAGCGATAGCGGCGGCGGTTAAGTCGGCAATTTTGGAAGTAGCCGAAACAAAGCAAAGCGACGGCGGCAGTGACAATGGTGATACATACATCTTCATCGACAGCGAGGAAGTCGCTTACAGAGTTGAAAAACGGCAGGCGGCAAAGGTAAAACGAACGGGGGGCTGATAAATGGCAGGAATAAGTAATTACATAACAATTAACGGCTACACTCTGCCTACTCCAATCAGTTATGAGGTGCAGAGGTCTGACCTCGACAGCAGCGAAACGAACCGAAGCGAATCGGGCTATCTGCACCGAAACCGTTTGCGAGAGGGTGTTTATAAGGTTATCGCAACGTGGCGGCTGACAGTTTCGCAGTTGAAAGACGTGACTAACGCTCTTTCTCCTGCGGAATTCTCCGCAACGTTTATCGACCTCACAACATTCAGCTACCACACAACGACGATGTATGCAGGCGACCGCACAGCAAGCGTTGTGAGAAGCTCGGAAAGCGTAGGCGAGTTGCTTGTTGATTTTTCCGTAAACATAATCGAATATTAAACGAACGAGGGGGCTGATAAAAATGATAACAACCGATAATTATCTCTCGAAAACGGCATACGAGCATTTTTCGGGAACGATAACGCTTGACACGGGCGAAACCGTCGAAATTAACGACGATAACATCGTTCTAAGCAGCGTAGTTCTTACGGAATCCTGCTGTAACAATACTTTTGGCTTCGGTGCGATGATAACGAATCAGCTTGACATAGGCTTTTTGATTGAATCGTCAAATCCGTTCCTGCTGAACGGCTCGAAAATCACGCTTGACCGACAGTATTTTGACAGCGACGACAATCTGATTGAAACAATTCCTT